AGGCATAAAAACAATAAGACGTAAAAAGAAATAATATGACTGAATTACAGAAAGCGGAGAAGGATTTTATTATGTGGCTTGATAATGTGAATTGTTCAGGTGTTGACGACGTTAGGCATCATCATAAATGTATTTACTACAGACTAATTGAGGGTATGAGAGATAATGTACTACATTCTGTGTCGTTTCATATTGATAGACAAACTGGACAGCCAAAAATATCAAGCCGTGCAATCTATCCAAGATCGCCACAAGTCTACACTATAGAACAATTCTACGAGTGGATGAGTAAGCCAAATAAAACATCATTTTTACAACAATTTTAAAATTAGGCATATGAGATTTAATATAACTGTTGATAATTTTTTAATATACACAAACCCATTAACTTATTTAGTTCTACTTTGCATCTTAATATACGCTCCATTAAATTGGGCTTGCAGAAAATTACAACTACATAATTTATGGTTTATCTTCTTCCAGACTGAAGGGAAGTCGAAAGATGGATTGCTTAGAGTTTTAGAAGCATGCAAAAGGAATTACAGATCATGTGATAGTAGATGGTACAAATATGTATTTGCTCTCTCCATAGTCAAAGTTAGAAAGCAAATTAAATTATTTCATAAATAAAAACTTACAGGATGAACGACAAAATTTCTTGGTTTGGAAGGTATTTAGGGTGTGAATATGTAATGCCTTTAAACACAATAAACTGGCACAAGAAAGGTGATATTAAAAAAGTAACACCACACAATCTTGATTTTTTAAATACAATATCCCACGCTTTATATTTAAATAACACAAAACTAATCCTCAAAGAGCTTAAGGATATTTCAGATGAGGATTTAAAAGAATTAAATGGAACTAGTAATTGTAGACAATGGGAGTTTGATGAATTTTCAATGAAGGAAAATGAAATGCTTTTAAACTCTTTTGAATCTGACTTCCTACGCTCAAAAGGATACGCGATAGGAATAGATAAAAAATATTACATTACTGAGTCGGAATTAAATAAATAGCCCTATCTTGCAAGCGTAATTAGGATTGGGTTTCCTTGTTTCATTCATTACGGGTTTATTTTGTTGATGGTTTAGGCGCTCACCTCTCAGGTGGGCGCTTTTTCTTTGCCTTATTTTCTGAATGTGTTTTACAACATACTCTTAGTTTTGATTTAATGGTTTTGATTTACGTAATTTGTTGTAGTAGAAATTTAAACCTAAATGAAATAGTATGTATACAGATGTAGAGTGCCCATATTGCGGAGAAGGTCAAGTAATTAATCACGATGATGGTTATGGATATGAAGAAGGTGTAACTTTTCAGCAACATTGTTATGATTGCGATAAAGATTTTGCATTCACAACAAGTATAAGTTTTGATTACGATGCACAAAAAGCCCCATGCATGAACGGCGGAGAGCATGAGTTTAAGCAAGTTCACACAGCTCCAAGGAAATATACAAAAATGAGGTGTGAATATTGTGACGAAGAAAGAGAACCTACAGAGGAAGAGTGGAAAATCATTAACAAATAACCCTAAACCCAAAGCAATGAAAAGAAAAATCAACAACCTCGAAGCGTATTATAACTATCTGCAGAAAGACGGCTTTATGAAAGATGTTAAATTTAATGATTTGCCAGCAAGCGAACTTCTAGGCTTAGAAGTTTCAGAAGGATTCAGGAAATTTTTAATTCGTGGAATCTGGAATAAAATATTAATCCGATTAGCCGGAATTTCGATTCCTTTAGGAATAATTTTAACCGCTTATCTTAAAAATTCGTAATATGAAACTAGAAAAGCTTTACACTAGAAGCCAGTTTGATAGAATATTGAAAGAAAAATTTTTATCTGCAGGATTAGGGATGGTTAACTCTGTGGGGAGAGAGTGTTTTGAATTAGAATTGAAATTTGGGGAATTACGCGAGCAACCACTAACCAAGGAGATGTTTATCAATCCGATTGTCAAGCCTGATATTCATAACTACAAAGGCTCTGATTGTGGCGTTTGCGGGATGGATATTTATCACGAATCAGTAGCCGAGTGGCAAAAAGCTGAAAAGAAGGTTATATTCATGTGTGATAATCCCGAAAATGTAGAGACTATAATAATTGCTGCAAAAACTATAGGCGGATATGCAAATGCAATGAACGGAGAATTAACCCTTAAAAATGTGACGATATGAAAGCCATACAATTTACAGATTTAGAGATTGCTAGCTTAGAATGTAGCTCGTTCACTCACTCGGCATACAAAAAGATACACATCGCCAAGAATACGAAAGGAGATTGTGTAATTTCAGATAATGACCTAGAGTTAGTAGTAACGCCATCAAAGGCACTCGAAAAAGTGTCAGAACGAACACAGGCGGCACGTATAGAGAATGAAAAGCGAATTGCAAAGCAGATGATTCATGATTTAACTCTGAAGCATGAGAAATTAGCGGATGAGTACGTAGAGCTAAATAATAGAAATCTTCAGCTTTGCGCGGAAAATCAAAAGGCTGTTGAGATTATGCAGGAATATGTAGATGGATTTAGAAATAATGGTGGGCATAAAACATGCAAGATATTATTTCACAAAGCAAAAGATTTTATAAATGATAAATTGTTTTAACGGACGGCAATAAGGTGTCGTGGAGCGCAGCGGAATGCACTTTATTGTGTGTTAGTTGGCGAAGCGAACTGTTTTTATTTATTTTTTAGGGAGGGATTTTTTAATATGAAATTAGAAAACAACAATATTTTTTGCAGCATTTCAGCAGGTTATTCAAGCGTGTTAATGGCTATAAAGATAAAAGCGTGGTATCCAAACCACAATATAGTATTTGCAATGGCTAATACTTCAAAGGAAAGAATTGAAAGTTTGCAATTTATGAATGATTGTGACAAGTTATTTATGTTGGACATGGTTTGGATCGAGGCAATAATTAACCAAGAGAAAAACAAAGGAACTGATTATTTAGTAACTTCTTTTACTAACCTGAAAACTAAAGGCGAATTATTTGAAAATGGGATTAAAAAATACGGAATACCAAGCAGTATAAATAAATGGTGTAATAGAGAATTAAAGTTAGTACCATTGAAAAAATATGCTGATAGTATTTTTGGGTTGAATAATTACTCTATTGCCGTTGGTATTCGTGCAGATGAAATTGATAGAGTTTCCGAGAAATACAATGATAATAATATATTTTACCCTTTAGTTGAGAATAGAATAGGCACAGATTATAGAAATAAGTTTTGGAGAACTCAGAAAATACAAATAAAAATACCAGCTTTTAAAGGTAATTGTGATTTATGTTTTGAAAAATCAAATCGTAAACTTATGACCATTTTAAAAGAAGAACCTAAAATCGGTTTATGGTGGCAAAATATGATTGATGAATACGGAAATAAGCCTTTAGATGGCAAGCCTTCATATAACGATTTGATGGAAGAAAATAACTCTATGACGTTTTTTAGAGGCTTTAATACTATAAATGATTTGAGCAATATGGCAAAGCGACCATTTACAAAAGCAACAGATGAATATGTTTATGAAAATAACCTATTCGACTTTGAGGGGAGTTGTGGATCTGGCTGCACTGTTTTTACCTAATTGCTTTGAAAAAGCAAAAGTGCGGTGGCAAAAAAAATAAATAAAAATTGCAACTTATTTGGCTAAGATTAGTAGCCTAAGTAATGAACTAATCAATTAAGCAATTGGCTTGATAAGGCTATTAATTTTAGCCTTTGTTATAAGCCGTTTTTATTTAAGATTATGAACGTACCACATTTAATTAAAGCAGGAGATAGTAAAATTTTATTAGGCAAAAGCCAAACACCACCAAAAGTAGATTGCCGAGTATGGGCAGAAGATAGCTACCAAGAAGTGCTTGAAATTTTACGGGAAGTAAGAACAAAAGATATTGAAACCTATGTAAATGGAGAATCACCGTTATTACCACAAAAATTAAGAAAGCGAATACACGACTTTCTTTCTTCAAATGGCTTATAACGGTTTGGCTATGATTAGTACGGATTTGAAAACTAAAATTTAAAATAAACAAGATGAATAAATATATAGAAATAAAAGAGTTTGGAACAGATAAAGTTGTAAAACGTTTTGATGTAACTGGAAAACACGATAGAATGATTGATAAGTTTGATGATGGCTTAAACATTAATTTAAACCATGACAAGTTTTACACCATTAAAAATGAAACCAAACGGAAATATAACTGCGAAGATTAGTATTAATTATAGCCTTTGTTATTGTGCGTTTTAATGCACTCTAACACAAAAGTAAATTACCGTCGAGGAACGAGATGTAATTTAATGACTGTTTCGAACCGTTTTAATGGTTCGAAGAAAGCCACAAATCACGGGGCTTTCTTTTTATGAATTATTCTTTCTAGAAATTAAATAAGCGCCAATAAAAAAGCCTCGTTGTTAGCGAGGCTTTTTGTTTTACTTTAATTGGTCAGCTATCCACAAGTGACACTCACGCCTTGTCATTATTTCAGTCACATTAGAATTACCACCTAGCCCTGTAGTTTCTATCTCTAAACTTTCTGAATAATCAATCTCGTAGGTACATTTTATAACAAAGCAATACGCATCCCCCTCAAAAAACTCAGTGCCATACTGATTTACATACAAAGGCTTCTTTGCGATTTCGGCCCACTTGCCCGTTTTGAAATCAAATATAAAAGGATTAGAGCATAAGTCATCCCATGTTTCTTCGGGCGTCAATACTCGAATCCCATTTAGGTTAATATCAAAATAATTATCAGCCATCTCACAACCTTTGTAAATAACATCAGACCGTGATGATAGGCCGTTAAAGATAATACCTTCCTTAAACCCCCTCTTCTCAGCCTCTTTAATCAGAAGCTTTTTCACTTCTTGCATGTCGGCGGGTTGCCATTTATTTGAGCGCATAGGAATTGTTACGGCTTCATCTCTATCAATCCACTTACAGTTCTTAATACCTACATGATGCCCTCGCTCATCTAATATTAGAGCATTTTCACCACGCATCGAGCAATATGCCCACTCACCAACCTTCAAGGCTGGTCTTTCTTCTTCATAAACAGCCGTTGCAATTCCTTGTTCTAGATCAAAATTAATTGACTTCGCCCCTTTCGGGAAATAGATTTGTTTTTTCATTTCTTGGTTTGGTTTAAATTTGATATTAGCTTTTCTAAATTAGAGCTACTCAGCATGTAGTCTTCAGGCAATAAATAGCCTCTAATATTTAATAGCTTGGTTAAAAGTGATTTTTTCTTACTCATAGTTATTTTATTTTCCCTCTCGGGTGGTTAGGCTTCGATAATTAATGCAGCTACGCACAATACAAGCAAATATGGTATTGATACGATAATAGCAAACGGTATCCATGCAATAAGAAATATATTTGCAAAAACTCTTATTATCTTATGGCAATTCTCTACTGTTTTTGACGGCAACATTAATATCCAGTCGAAATAGAAGTTAAACAGCTTATCTGTAATGTTCATTTATCTAGGTTTTAAATTAAACATACCGCAATTTAACCATTATCCCAACGTCGGGGAAATGGTTTAGTATGTTATAAAGCACATTTAATCGATTTAAATAAATTTCGTATCTTTGGGTAAATCAAATAGACGGAATATGAACGGAGAAGAAACAAGATTTAAAATAGGAAATACAGCCGCTGAAAAATGGACTATCGAAAACTCTTCTGAAGTGTTCGAAAAAATGTACGATAACGCATGTAAAGACTCTAGTATTCTGTGTTTTTCTGATGCGTGTTTTTCAGTGGAAATGAGGGATTCACACATAGATTATTTAATAAAAAAATTTCCCGTTCTTGAAAACTTAAAAAGAGATATTCAAAAAAGAATTGTCTCAAGGATCAATAAGGGAGCTTTAGAGCAAGAGTATCAGGCCACCGCAGCAATATGGCGCCAAAAGATGTTGGGTGAAAGAGAAACAACCGAAACTATTAACACGACTACAAATATTAATATAGATCTGAACGAGGAGCAAAAACAAGAAGCTTTAAACAGAGTTAAGAAAGGCTTAAATGAGTTCGAAGATTACGAATAAAGACATAATCTTAGCTGATAAAGCAGTACAAGAAAAGCGGGCGGAGTATGCGAAAAAGCACTCTCTCGCTTTTGTGCGTTACACTATGCCAACATTCCAGGCAACAAGCTTCCATAAGACTTACTATAAAGTTTTAAATGAGTTTGTTCATGGGAGAATAAAGAAGCTCATAATATCAGTACCACCGCAACACGGGAAGAGTCAAGGCAGTTCGATAAATGTTCCAGCTCAAATGATAGGTCGCAATCCAGATTTAAAG